GGTCTATCGTCAATATAAAGCCTGTCGGGAAGCGCAATGTAAAGTGCATTTCAGTTGATAATAGCAGTCATTTGTTTTTAGCTGGTAAACACTTTATACCAACCCATAATACAACCCTAGCGGCCTGCATTGCTTTAGCTGTTTTATACATAGACGGGGAAAAGGGTTCACAAGTTTATTCAGCTGCAACCAAAGAAGAACAGGCTAAAATTGTTATTAACGATGCAGCGCAAATAATTAAATCAACTCCAGAACTAAGCGATCAGTTTCTATTCCGTAAATCAAAAGAGGGTTACTCTAGAATTATTTACGAAGATACCGCTTCCTTTATGCGACCACTAGGTAGGGATAGTGATACACAGGATGGATTCGACCCAAGCATGGGAATTATAGACGAGTACCATGAGCATTCAACGGATGGACTTGTCAACGTAATTGAGAGCGGTATGGGTGCGAGGCGTGAACCATTACTTATAATTATAACGACTGCAGGATTTGACAGAACAAAGCCTTGTTACGATTTCCGTTCCAACATGATTGAGGTATTGCAAGGCCATAGGACTGATGAAAGTTTATTTGGAATAATCTATACTTTAGACGATGGTGACGATTGGACTGATAGCAGTTTATGGTTAAAGTCAAATCCTAATTTAAATGTATCAGTAAAAGAAGATTTTTTAAAACAACAATGTTTAGACGCTCAGAACAGAGGAAGTAAACGAGGCGCATTTTTAACAAAGAATATGAATGTTTGGGTTGATAGTGTTGATACTTGGATAAGTGAGGAACGCTGGAATGAATGCCAAAGGGATTTTACAATAGAAGATTTAAAAGGATTGGATTGTTATGCAGGTTTGGATTTGGCAAGCACAGCAGATATAAATAGCCTCAGTTTGTATTTTCCTGACGCTATAAACGATTCAGATTGTTTGATTAATGTATTTTTCAGTCCAAAAGATACGGCTAATCGTAGGCAAAAGGATGACAAAGTCCCGTATTTAGATTGGGGCAAATTAGGGTGGATGGTTTTAACTGATGGGGGCGCAGGAAAAGCAACCGATTACAATTACATTAAGAAGTTTATTTTAGATTTATCAAAGAATGTGAATTTGAAAATGGTAAGTTTTGACAAATGGAACGCCTCTTATTTGGTTAATGAGTTAATAAATGAGGGTATAAATATGGATTCTTATTCTCAATCATTTGCAAGTATGAGTTTTCCTACTAAAGAGTTTGAAAAAAAGATACTCGAAAGTAAGTTAGTGCATAATGGTAACCCGTGCATGGCATGGATGCTTAGAAACGTACAACTATCAACCGACTCAAATGATAATGTTAAGATTGATAAAAAGAAGTCTACTGAAAAAGTGGATGGTCCTGTTTCAACCATCATGGCATTGGGTGGATATATTAAAGCTAACTTTCAACCAGAACAAGAAGAACCTTTTTTCGCATATTAAAACTTAAAACAAAAATGGAATCAATATTAACTTTACGCGGTTACTTCATGCGCCACTTTACGCTATGTTTAGAAAGTGAATCACAGCTACAGGCTTGGGATAAGCTAGAAGATGAATTAACAGCATTACAAAAACAGTATAATATACCATGTAAACCTAGGTATTCATCTTATGAAGCGTTTAGGGTTTGCAAGTCTAGATACTACCAAATTTACAGAGATTAAATTTTGTTAACTAACATTTACTACTTAAGTCACAAATTAAATTAAAATTTGTTAAGTAAATGGAAAAACAAAATATTTTACAGCGTATTTTCGGAATAAACAAAAGGGCATTCATTCCCACAATGGTTCCTGTTGGGAATAATTTTTCCTTTTTTGGTGGGGCAAACCTTGCCAACGTAACAGTTTCATCTGAATCAGCTTTAAAGGTAAGCACATTTTATTCATGTGTACGTTCTATAAGTGAAGATATAGCCAAACTTCCTTTTGTGGTTCAGCTAAAAGATAGCAACGGAAATAAAACGGATCAACCATTTCACCCTGCAACACAATTATTTAATCAAACCCCTAACGGATTTAGCACACCATTTACGCTTAAACAAACATTATTTGAGCGTGCATTGCGTAAAGGTAACGGATATGCTTATATAGAGCGTAACAATGATGCAGAACCTATAGCTATTTACTTTATTGAAAACGAATATGTAATTCCTATTTTAAAAGATAGGAAATTAATATACAACGTAACCGATCCAATTTTAGGACTTACTGAAATGGTTAAGGGTGAAGATATGTTCCATATCCGTGGATTTGGAGATGCCTATATTGGCAAATCAGTAATTCAATACGCAAGTGAAAGCATAGCAAACGGAATAGCCTTACAAGATTACGGTAATAAATTCTTTAGCGGTGGCGGTGGAATGCTTGGCCTTATTACTACTAAGGGAATGCAAAATGAAAACAGCGCAAAGGCATTTAAAAAGTCTTTTACAGATTCATTGCAAGAAGATAATATCGGCTTTATAAATGGAGATGCAACATTTACCAAAATGAGTGTAGCACCTAATGAGGCTCAGTTTATTGAAAGTTCAGATGCAAAAGTAAATGACATTGCACGTTGGTTCAGAATGCCATTAGGTAAACTTCAAAAGGATTCAGTATCTAATATTGAGGCCTTAGAGATTCAATATGTACAAGATACTTTGATGCCGTGGATAGTAAGATTTGAACAAGAATGTGAAGCTAAACTATTGACTAAAAAAGAACGCCCTGTAATGGATGCAAAGATAGTAACCTCAGCATTGTTAAGAGGGGATTCAGCAGCTGTTGAACGTAGAGTTAAAACCATGTTTTATGTAGGGGCGCAATCACCAAATCAGATTTTAAGAAGTTTAGACATGAACGGAATAGGACCTGAGGGCGATAAAAGATACTTGCCAGTAAACATGATCCCAGCTTCACAAGTTGAAAAGTTTTGGGAAGGTAAAGATAATTCACAAGCCACACAAACGGGAGCAGATGCAAGCGGAAGCGGAGCAAACAATAATAATATATCACAATGATAAGAAGAAATATACAACAGCCAGTAACGCTCGAAAAAAGAGCAGTTGAATCAGATGAACAAGGAAGCGAAGTAATCAAAGGTTATTTTAGCGTTTATGATAGTGACTATTTAATGTTTGATGGTTACGTAGAACGTATTGCACAAGGCGCATTTGACGAGTGCGACATGAGCGATGTAGTTTGTTTATTTAACCATGACGATGACCAATTACTAGGCCGTTCAACAAATGGCATGGGTACATTAAGTATTGGGTTTGATGAAAGAGGCGGTTATTTTGAAGTAGAAAAAAATGATACAACAAGCTCAAAGGATGTTTACGAAAATATCCGTTTAGGTAACATACAAGGCTGTTCATTTGCTTTTACAATTGCAGAAGAAACAATTGATAGAACAGAAAACGAAACTATTGTAACCATTACCAAAGTAAAGCGGTTATACGATGTTGGGCCTGTAGTTAACCCTGCATATAAAGATACAGAAGTTGAGGCGGCTCAAAGAAGTTTTGAATTAAAGCAACCTAAAAAACAAGAATTTAATTCCGACAAATACTTATTAAAATTTAAAATCTAACAAAAACAAATATGAACAAAACAAGTAAAGAATTACGTGAACAACGTAAGGAAGTTAAAGATAAGATTGACTCTTTAACCTCAAAAGTAAAAACAGAAGCTCGCGAATTTACCGATGCTGAAGCAAAGGAATTACGTGACAACTTAGATCTTGAAACTAAATACAATAGAGATATTGAATTAGCTTTAGAACTAGAAAAAAGAGCAGCATCTGCTGTAGTAGGTACTCCACTTGCTAACACAGAAGAAAAAGAAATGCGCAACTTTTCAATTTCAAAATTGATTCGTGAGCAGTCTAGCGGTAAATTATCAGGTTTGGAAAAAGAACTTGTTGAAGAATCAGCTAAAGAAGCTCGTGATTTAGGTATCAGTGCAAACGGTATTTACTTGTCAAACAAAGTTTTGGAAGTAAGCCACAAACGTGCAATGGTTGTAGGAACAGCTGGAGCAGGTGGTAACTTTGTCCCTACTGAAAAGTTAGGATTCTTTGACGCTCTTTACGCTCAAACAGTATTAGCTGCTGCTGGTGCTACTTCATTAACTGGACTTTCGGCAAACGCTGACTTGACAGGATTTAGCGCAGGTGTTGCTGCTGGATGGGCTTCAGAAACAGGAACACAAACTCCTGCTGATGCTACTACAGTTGCTCGCACATTGCGTCCAAAGTTGTTGTATGGTGCTACTGACATTTCAAAAATGTTATTAGTTCAAACTAACAACTCAATCGAAAACTACATACTTCAATCTATTATGAAGTCAATGGCAGTTGCATGGGAAGCAGCCGTAATCAATGGTGATGGTTCTGATAAGCCTACAGGTATATTAGGAACAGCTAACATTCAAGATGTAGCAATCGGAGCAAACGGTGGCGCACCTACATTGGCTAAGATTTTGGAATTAGTGCAAAAAGTACAATCGGCAAATGCTGATACTCGTAACGCTAAATTCTTAATCAATCCTAAAACTGTTGCTAAGTTGAAGCAAACTTCAATTGATGCAGGTTCAGGAGCAATGATTTTAGCTTACAATCAATACTTTGGTGGTATCCAAAATGTAATTGATGGTTATGAGGCGTTAGTTACTTCAAATGTTCCAAGCACTTTGACAAAAGGTACTTCAGGAGCAGTTTGTTCGGCTATCATTTACGGAGATTTCAGTCAAGTTGTAACCGCTCAATTTGGTGGTGTTGATTTGATGATTGATTCAACAAGTGCTGCAATTGCACGTACTGGTAAAGTAGGAATAACTGTAAATATGTTTGTTGATTCAGCAGTAAAGCAGCCAAGTGCTTTAGGTGCTATCTTAGACGCAACTACTACTTAATAATAATTTCATGGTTGGTTAAGGGGGGCGGTGTAATGCTGCTCCCTACCACATGAAACAAAACACTAAACACATGAAAATAAAATTTTTGAAAGCAGGTTCGCCATTAGGTTTTGGCTACCATGAGAACGAAGAAGCAGATTTGAACGAAGCAACCGCAAAAGAGTTGATTGAGTTAAAATATGCAATAGAAGTAGAACAAATTAGGACAGCCGATGAAGCTGAACCAAAGGCAATAAAAAAAGCAGTAAAAAAATAAACAATGGCATCTTACTTACAAGTATCAAACAGCGGATTAGAACCTATTACACTAGATGAGGCTAAACTTCATTTAAGGGTAGATAGCGATGAAGAAGATACTTTGATTTATGCGCTAATAGTTACGGCAAGGCAAGCAGTAGAAAACTACACTTGGCTTAACCTTAATGAGGCGGTGTATAATATGTTTTTTGATGCTACTGAGGTTGATGAGTTTATAAGAATAAACAAACAAGTGATTACAATCACTAGCGTTCAATATAAGGACGCAGCAGGGGTTTATCAAACACTCTCACCTAGTAGCTATCAAACTGATTTATATTCGTACCCGTGTAGAATAAAAATAGACACTAGGCCAGCGGTAGGTAATTTCTTAAACGCTTGGAAAATTGTATTTACTGCAGGGTTTACAAGTCCTGAGTTGGTTCCTGACCAAATTAAGTCAGCAATGAAACTAACAATAGGCCACTTATATGAGCATCGTGAAGATGTAACAATGAGTTCAAACTATGCACTAGAGAATGGAGCAAAATATTTAGTTACACCTTATAAACTACCAACTTATTTCATATGATAATAAGTAAGCTAAGAGATCGAGTAATTGTTCAAAGTGTTGTTAATACGAGAGGGTCTGATGGTTCTGTAGCCAAAACATACAATAGTGTAATAACTATTTGGGCAGATGTGAAAGAGGACACTCAAAATGAAACAATAGACGCAACAAAACAAACTGTTACAAGTAACTTAACGGTAGTGGTAAGATATAGCAATTTGACATCTGGAATAAATCCAACATATCAATTGGTTTATAACGGATCTAGCTACATGATTAAGGGAATAATAACAGACGAAAGAAAAATATACAGAACAATAACAGCAAAATTAATACAATAAAATGATACAGAACGGAACACTTATAAAACTACTATTAAACAATGTACTTGTTGCTAAATTGCTATCATTGGACGTAACTTTTGAGCGTGAAATGTTGGACATTACAACTAAAGACAGTAGCAACTGGAAAGAAAATCAATCAGGCGCAAAATCATTTAGCCTATCATGTGAGGGCTTGGTTGTTGATCCGTACAATAAAAATATGATACCAGTATCAGAAAACTTTAGGGATTCACGATGGGTTAAAACAGGGTTAACAATTTCACCTACACTATACGCTGCTCCAGATGGATTTATAAAAGCTAATAGAACCGTAAGCGCAACAACTGCTGATACTATTGAATACGATTTACAGGATTCACTTTTTACAGTTGGGTTATCTTACACTTATTCTGTATGGATTAAAGCAGTAACAGGAACTGTTAATATGGTTATTAAAATAATAGATGACGGAGATGATACAACAAACGCAATTACCGCAACAACAACATGGCAGCGTTTTAGTGTTACTCATACAATTGACACCGCTTTAGATGTTGTTTCTGTATTAACATGGGCATCAACTGGCGAAGTAGAAATATTTGGCGCACAAGTAGAGTTAGGAAATACTGTTACAACTTACGAACCAACAGGTAACACTTTTGCGGAACTATTTACAGCATCGGAAAACGGAACAAAACTAACAGCTTTAGTAAGCAGCCAAACATCAACAGAGATACAATATAGTGGGGATGTGTTTATTTCAAACTTAAGCAGAACAGCAAGCGTAAATACAATTCAAACATTTAGCTGTGATTTAACAGGAACAAGTCTAGTAACAAAATCAACAATATAATATAAAATAAAATGGCAATTCAAAACGGTACTTTAATCAAACTATATGACTCATCAACAGTCATTGCATTACTTACTTCATCTGACATGACGCTAGAGCGTGAAATGTTAGACGTAACAAACAAAGACAGCGCAAACTGGAAAGAAAACTTAGCAGGTGTTCGCTCATTTTCATTCAGTGCAGAATTATTTAACGACCCTGCACAAACTTACAACTTAGAAGATTTATATACTAAGTGGGAAGCAGGAACGGTTATCACAATGAAATTGTCTAGCGAATTAACAGGCGAAAAGAAATTTACTGGATCGGTATTGATTAATAACATATCTTTATCAACTCCAGCTAATCAAGCATCAACCGTAACTGTAGATTTTACAGGAACAGGTGCTTTGGTAATGGCAACAATTTAATAAACTATAAACCATGAAAGTAACAGTAAAAAAAGAACAACACAATGTAAACGTAACGGCTAGGGCTGTAATGTTATTCGAAAAAGAAAGCAAAAAAACGATTCAGGAATTAATGACTGAGATTGGTGAGGGTAAATTACCTTCAATTGAAACAATAGCAATGTTGTTAAAAGCCTCAACTAAGTTAGATTTTGATTCATGTTTAGCTG